CATAAGCAATTGAACTATTACCACTTGCTACAGAATAATCTGCTTTTGCATATGTATTTTCTCCTGATGCTTTACTATAATCTCCTTCTGCTATTGTACCACCTCCTTCTGCTTGAGCACTTTCTCCTGTTGCAGTATTTGGATTAATATCATTAACAGCTGTTAAAGAAGCTCCTAAACCATCACCTTTTGCCCATAAATTAGAATCAATCATAGTTGAATCCTTAAATCCAGATTTAATTTCTAAATCAAATGTGTATTCAGTTCCATCTTTAGATATATTTTTAAAAGTATAAGTACTTTCATTTCTATTTAACAAACCAGTAAATACTCTTTTAACTCTTAAATAAAATTCATTAGTTGCTAAAGGTGCTTCTGTTACACAATTTTCTACTGGAATATTATCTTGATACCAATTTATTCCATCTCCTGAAAACCAATATGATTTATCAATATTATTAGTTGATATTTCAATCTTTTCAATTAAATATTCAAACGTTATAACTGAACAATCTATTAAAGGTAATACTATTTCATTATTAACATCAGAATTACCTAAATCTACTTCAGTTAAAGATGAACTTAAAACTACATTATCATCTGTAGTTCCATCTTCTAATTTAATAGTAAATAAAATATCTTCAGTTTCAGGTTCTAATAATTCTAACCAAAGTTCTGATAAACCTGCTTCGTAGTTACTATATTCTGTTTTATAATATAATTCTGGAGTTGTATCAGAATTTTGTACATAACAACTAACTATTTCTCCTTCATCATGCCATCTATTTGGATCATTATTATCCAAAAATCTAACTTTAAAACTACCATCTCCTGATACCTTTTTAATTCTTACTAATACTTTTTGTGTACTCATTTTTTTAATTTTATTTTATAATAATGATGCTTTTGTTTCTTTACTTATATTATCTACTTTAGATGTTGTTCCTCCTGAAGAACCTGTTGATGATACATTACCAAAATCATGTGTTAATGATGTATCATAACCAATATTAATACTAGTTGTTTTAACTCTTGTATGTAAATAAAATACTTCATTTAAACCTGTATCTAAAAAATCAGAAGTAAATTTCCAATAAGCTGCATAAAATCTACCAAAACCTGGAGAACCTACTGCATTTACTAATTTATAACTTATTGTAATGATTTCTCCAGGAACTTGAGCTGCTAGAGTTCTAATTACTAAAGGTGTACTTGAAGGTACATGCCAACTAGAACCACCATCCCAACTAATTTGATATTTATTACTACCACCTGTTAATTCAATTGTTAAATCATCATTTAAATTACCATAAGTTAATTCAAAAGTTCGTACTGGAGAATTATATGCACTCGTTACATTTTTATATCCAAAACTATCATCATAATCTGATAAAGAAATCCATGGAGTAGGATTTAAAACTGAACCATAATAAAATGGATTAAAAGTTATATTAATTAATTTAATCTTTGTTAATTTATTTTCATTAAAGTTACTTATTTTATCTATTCTATATACATTAGTATCAATTTTAATGATATTGTTTAATTTTAAATCAATAAATTCTTTATTACTTAATTGAACCTCTATTTCAATAATTTCTGCATCTTTTCTTATAATATCTCTATATTCATTTTGATAAAATAAATCGTAATGATTAAAATCAATTGGATTATATATACTATCTAAATCATCACTTCTAAATTGTAATGTATATGTTGATGCTGTTAAATCAGGCTGAACTTCTTCAATCATTATATTATCAAATCCAACTTGAGTAAATGCACCATCACTTGTATCCATCTGTATTTCAAAAGAAGTTAAAGCAGAACTAGGTGTATATTCACTTATTAATGTACCACTACCAATCATTGATAAATCTACTACATTACTACCTTCAAATAAAGATTTAATTTTAGGATTACCATAATAACTTGCATATTTTATATGAACTCTATAAGTAACTCCTGAAGTTAAAGCAATAGTTTTATCTAATCTTGGATAATTACTAACACCTCCAGTATAAATAGTTAACTTCATTAAATTACCTGTATTAGTAATAGTTGATGAAGTGCCACCACCATCAGTTAAAATAAATCCATTATTATTTCCATTAAATCCATAATTACTTATTATTATTGGATCTGGGTGTTGATTATGTTTAAGTATTGAAGATGAAGTAGGTAAAGTATTTTTATTTACTCTATAATAATTTTCAGTTCTAAACGTATAATCAGTATTAATGGCATTCATATAACTAAAGAATGCTACATCACCAATTTCTCTACTTGGAGCTGAACTTATAAAATCATTTAATTCTTTTTTATAATTTTCTGTAACTGGTATATTATTATTTAAATATGTAAAAGGAATTAAAGAATAACCTTGTGTTAATTTAGATTCTTCTTTTTTTAATTCTCCAACAATATGCTTTTCACTTGAACCATATTTATTTTCTGTTAATGAATCAAAATAATTATCTGATTTCATATAATCAAAAATATATTTATTAACTTGAAACTTATTACCTAAATCTGATTTCATTTTAGTTATATCAAACTTATTAGTAAAATCTTTTACTTCAGAATGCTTCATATAATACTCATCAAATGTATAATATTTAATATGTTTTCTTTTTTCATCTATTTCAAATCTCATGTTAAATAATTGTAAAACATTTTTATAAAAATCCATTAAAGGTTTATCATCTACTATTTTATTAATGTTTTCATTACCTCCATTACCAACTGCTCCAATTCTAACATTAGGAGCAATCTTTTTATGTGGTTCATGTTTAATATCTCCAGTAAATTTAACCTTTAAAACTTTATCCCATGATTCTAAGCCTGAATCTGCAAAATAATCAGAACTTATTATTAATTTAATTTTTAATTGTTCATTTATTTTTAAATAATTATAATCAATATCTTCACTAATTTCAACTTCAATTGTATCATCATATGGAGAATAGTTTCTTAAATTATAAGGAATTACTCTTTTATAAATGTATTGATTATCTGATTCATCGCCCCAAGAATCATAACCTACTTTTAAAATAATATTACCTCTTACATGTAGATTTGTTGTATTTGTTCCACTACCAGTTTCACTATACTTATAACCATCATTTGCTTTTAAAGTTATTTTTAATTTACCTTTTAATTTAGTATTCATATTCATATTATAATATGGTAAATTTAAACCTGAACCAGGAATAACCATATTATTAACATTAGGTTGGCCCATATACTTATAATTTGAAATATATCCTTTTGTATCTTCTAAAAAAACTTGTGAATTAATATAATTAGTTGATGTATCAGATGTTTTAGTTAAATAATAAGTTGATTCAGATTCATTACCAATATATACTCCTGTAAATGTGTATCCACTTGGGATGGAATCAACCTCGGCAGTATACCATAATGGATTAGCAGGTTGATTCCATCCTGTTATTTTAATATTATGATCTGTACCATCATTTGCATATAATTTAATATAACCAGCATAATCTCTAAAGTTATAAACATCAGCACTTTTATAAAAAGTTATAGAAGTTGATGTTGAAGCAGCAATAACCATTTTATTTCCCCATCCAGCAAATTTACCAGATGTTTTATGAGCATCTAATGTTGATTTAGGATATACCCAATCTTTCCAATAGTTATATAATAATCCTTTCCAATTATCAGTTTCAAAAAAATCATCACCTTCATATGTATAACCATTTTTAGCATGTAACTCTTTAAATAATTTAGATACTAAAATACTTGGATATACATCATTAACTGAAAATGTTGATGAATGAGCTTTAACTTTACTTTCTGTTGATACTGCTTCTCCCATACCTCTTTGTTCATCAACAGTTTCAGGTATGTTACCATTGTTTACAATTCCATAATATAACCATTTAGAGTTATCATGAAACCATGTTGGTGTATGTTGGCTTCTATTAAAATTAGATTCATTAACAACTACATATCTATCATCTTGAAAACCACTACCATCTGGAGCTCCTACTCTAAAATCATTATACTTAACTAATTCTTTTAAAGTTGATTTCTTTAAATTTTCAAAGAATTCAAACCCATTTTCATAAAATGTTGCTCTTATTAAATCTTTGCCATTTATATCTCTTTTTATTTCTGAAAATTTTAAACTACCTTCTATTAAAGTAAATGATTCATCTGATATTATGGCATCAAATAAAATAGTTGAGTTACTTTTAAGATTAATAAAATTTAAATAATCATTAGTATCATCATCTAATATAATATCAAAACTATTTGTAAAACCTCTTTTATATTTATCAGGAGATGTTATCTCTTTAATACTTCTTGTTATTTGTATTCCATTATCAGCATCTAATATAGGTAATTCTGTAGTTTCTCTTTCAATAATAGTTAAAGATACTAATGTAAAATTAATTGAGCCTGTATCTGAAGTTAATTCCCAATGTAAAGTTTTTGAATCTATATAATTTGAATGTATATTCTTAAATCTTATAATATTACCAGGAGATAAGTTTGCTTGATTTAATAAGGCTGTTGCATATACTGTGCCAACATCATTTTTTAAATTGAATCTAGCATTAACAGAAGATGCTGTATTATCAACATTATTATCAATAACTTTTAATTGAAATTCATAATGTGAATTTACTTTCATTATATTATTAATACTTCCACTATAATCAGTACCATCTGATTGAACCCAACTTAAATTATAATCTTTTCTTTCTCCATCAAACACTTCAGTAAATGAAGCATTATCTAATAAAGCAAAATCATTACTATTTAAATATAAAGTTGTTCTTTTTTTAACATCTAATTTTAACATTGTTATCTAATTATTTTTGAATATTCTACCTTAAATTTATACATTATAAAGCCAGGTTTTTCTTTTAATGCTACTTTCTGTTTATTACTTATTCTATTTATAACATATCTTTCTCCATCTATCCACATTGTTTGTTTAGCAGAAGAAAATAAACCTTTTAATAAATCAATCTCGTGTTTCTTTAAGAAATCAGTTTTAACTTCTATAATATAAGCATTATCATTTGAATAAGAACTTATATTAGTTTCATTTAATTCATTATGTACTCTATTAGAACTAATCTTTAAAGAATTATGTTTGTACGATTTTTGTTTACCAATCATTTCATCTTCTCTTATTTTATTAAAAGAGAAATAATCAATACCACCATAACTATTTTGCCAGTTAATATCTATTTCTTTTGTATCACAAGGATTAAAATCCCATGAATATATATTTGATACAACATCTGATTCATCTATCCAAGTAGTACCATCTTGTAATCTAATATCTAATCCTACAATCTCCACATCACCTGAATCTATTCCTGATTGTAAATTATGTAAGATTCCTGTTTGTGTTATTGAAGTACTTACCCATACTCCAGTTTCAGGATTTATATAGCCTTCTCTATGAATAGATGTTACATCAAGATTCTTAATTCCTACTGGAACTTTTAAAGCACCTCTTATATAATCTGAAGTAACTGTTAAATCAGTAGGATCAAAAGAATATTGTGCAAGTGGCATTAATGTATAAAACCACTTAGTAACTAAACCATACCAAGGATGAGCAGGATTTATTGTTTTAGAATGTAAAATATAAACTATTTTACTGTATTCAACACCAGGAAAATAAGTTGGATCAGTATCTCCAGCTATATACATTGAAGCTGTTGCTTGCCATCCAGTTTTATATCTTAATCTTGGTTGCATATTAGTAAAAATATTACCCCAATTTACATTATCAATTTTAAATGGAATTATAGAATCATTTTCATTATATCTATAATTAGCTGCTAAAGATTTAGTTGCAAATGTTTCTGTTCCATGATCAGCTGGTGCTTCAATATTTGTTGTACTTATAACATTACTGTAAAATTCTTGAACACTTATTTTGTATTCTTTTAAAAATTCTGTAGATGTTACTTGTTCAACTGAATCTAAATTCATAGTTGTAAAAGATTCTATCACATTTTTAATATTTAATATTCCTAAACCATTATGTGTTGGTGTTTGTAGTGTATCAAAAATTAATCCACTATCATCATATATTCTAAAATGATATTGAAAATCAAAATAGTTAGAATATATAGTTGAAATAGCAGTTATATATGAACCTACATTACTTGAATGTGGATATATTAAACTTGCATCTTCAATATTATTCGGTACTTGATGTATTGTTATTGCCATTATTTTATTTTATATTTTCTCCTTGTTTTAAATATTCATATAAAGAATCTCCAATGCTTATTCCTATTGCATGTTCTATTTCATCTTTATATTTATCAATTGTTTCTGTAAACTTATACACAAATGGATGTGCTTTAGTTCCATATTTACTAATGTTAATTGCTACTGCCCATGCATTCAATCCTTTAGCCTCTGCCCACTTTTCAATAGAGCTTACTGGAGGCATATGGGGCTTAGTTCCCTCATCTACAAATTTACCATATAACGGCATTACCACTTGCACACTGTATGCATCAGGGAGGTTATAAGTAATATTATTTTTTAAATTACCTGAACCAACAGAACCATTTGATTCCAATTCCTCTTGCATTGCTTTTACAATTGCACTACCAACTTTATTTAATATCTCTGATGCTTCCATTAGCTTTTAGGTGTTATACAACTATTTTTTGCTGGCAGTATTGTTACTAATTCAACTTTAAATATCCATCCACCTAATAAATCATCAAACTTACCCTCAAATGGAATTATACCTATGTTAGATTCATCTAATTCAAATTCAATACCATCATTATCTTCAAAATATTCACTTATAACATCTCTACCTATTAATAAAGTTGAATTCATTATATCAATTAAGTTAGAATTATCTTGTTCTTGTAAATCCATGATATAAAGTTCCATCTTTAATGTAAGTTTTGATCCTGAAATTGTAGAATCTATAGGCTGAACCCACATCATAGGATATAAACTATCTTTTGTTGTAATATTAGCTATATTACCCCATCCAAACTCATTTAATTGATAATGATTATCACTAAATTCCTTTAAATCTTGTATAATTGCTTTAAATGTTTTCATATTGCTTTATTTAATTAATAGTATTAATATCATCTATTATGTTTTTATCAATATCTTCTTGAATTAAATTATGAACCATCTCATCAGTAAGTTCACCTTCTACTAATTCATAGAACTTATCTGAATAAAATGTTTCACCTTCTGTATACTGAATTGGTTCTCCTGTTTCTAAATTAATTAATCTCTTTCCCATTATTCTTTATTTTATTTTAATTATGTGATACTGTGTATCCATCAGCAATAAGATTTGCTTTTGCTGCTAAGAATTCAGTATGTAGTGGTTCATCTGCATCATTTGGTGATGCATTATTTGTAAAGTTCAAAGGAACTGGAGCTACTGCTCTTGAAAGCCAAGTATCTAAATCTACTATCAATTGTGCAGTTTCATTTGGTGTTGATAGTGCCCAATAAGATATGGTATTTTGATAACCTCTTAGATACATATATGTTGATAAATATAATGGTTTATCTATTCTATCAGTATATGTTACATTAGCACCATATATATAAATTTGGTTCTTTCTATAACCTTCATTTGTTTCACCTGGATAAATTATATTTCCTTTTAGAAAAGTTCCTACATCTCCATACACACCTTTATTATAATTTGATGTTCCATATTTAAAAGTGAAATATAATAAATTATAGTATATGTAACTATCTTTCATTTTACCTATATCACCACTACTTTCAATATTATAAAAGAAATAAAATCTTGATGGTGAATTATTAAATTCATTGAAAGAACCAACAAAACCTCCACGATAAATATAGATACCTGGTGTATGTTCTGTTGTAGAAAAATTAGTATATGGAAATTTATTATGCCATTGTGGTGCAACCCACACTCTTGAACCTTGGTATAAATAAAGATATCTTAAACCATCACCATAAATATCGATGTTCTTTGTTGTGTTCATAAACTCAGGTGCATAATTATGATTGAGATAGATATAACCATTAGGATTATCATACACTTCTATTTCACCATCTCCCCAGTTTACATAAATATTGCCATCTCCCCAACTTGATTGCTGATAAACTCTTGTTGATGTGTTAAATCCAGTTGTTAATTCCCTATCATCAACACTAATTTTTAATGATGCATCTGGAGTTGGAACCTTTATCTGTAAATTATGTGTACAAGTTTCACCAATACTATCTTGAACTGTAAAAGAATAATCACCAAAGGTTCTTTTTGTTTGTGAGAAAAATAGTTGTTCTGAAACTATTCTATCCGGAAAGAAGATTTGAAAATTAGATATATTCAACTCAGATGTATCTGAAGTTCTACCTGATATATAAATATTTTGTGTATTATCATGGCCTGGTATAAACTCCCATACATAGTGCCCTTGCCCTTCAAATTTAAAATAGTTATAAGTTCCAGCATACATCTTATATCTCACTAATGCATCAAATACATCAGTATCATAATCAAATTCAATTCTTACCCTTTCTCCAATTTCATACTGAATACCATCGAATAATCAGCAGATGAACCAAGAGCATTAACTACACCTAATATTGTATTATCTTCATTACAAGATTTCTGTAATTCAGTATCTAAAATAGTATAAGGAGGAACTCCACCTTCTGCAGATATCGTAACAGGAAACAAAAATGGTTCTTCTGGCCTGCTTGGTACAACTACTGAGCTTGAACATCTTAAAGGTTCAGGTTGATTAGGAGTTATACATTTATTTAAAGGTAATTTAGTTTGAATAGTTATAGTATATCTCCATCCTGCTAATAGATCATCATAAATGCCATGTTCATAGTTACCATTAATGTTATCAGTTAGTAATTCAAAATCTATTCCTGTATTATCTTCAAAGAATTCAGCTATTAAATCTCTTGCTATTAAAAGAGTTTCATTTGATATATCTAAATTATTTGAATCATCATGTTCTAAAAGATCTAATATTCTTAAATTAAAAGTATATTCACCAACCATATTCTTTATTGATGAATTAGTTGGTTCAATATATAGCATTGGAAATAAATTATCTTTAGTTGTTATAACTTCATCTTTACCGAAAAGGAATGAGTTAATTTGATAATGATTATTTGCAAATGTTTCTAAATCATTTATAATAGCTTTAAATGTTTTCATTAGTTTATTTTTTGTTTATTTGTTTTATTTGTTCATCAGATTGGAATTTTCTATATGATAAGAACTCTAAAACTTCAATTAATTTTTTATTTGTTATTTCATCTACTTTAGTTATATCATCATTAGTTAAAGAGTAAATGATTCCTTGCCAACCCCATCCATTTATATTATCTTCTTCATCTGTATCTTCTTCATCTTCTGAAGGTTCATTAAGAGGATTATCATTGTTTGATTTATCATATAGTGATACAGCATCTTCATCTTCTTCAGGTTCTCCTATAAATAAGTTAGGGTATGATTTTATAATACCTATTCTGTATTCTGAAAAATGATTAAATATAGATAGAAGAGTTTCAACTTTAAATTTAGATAACTTATTTGATAAATCATTTACATCTTCTATATTATAATTATCTGGTAATAGTAAGCATGCTACTACATTTTGTATTTTAGTTTTAGAGTTATCTTTAGATGTTAAAAAGAAATCAGCATCTACATATCTACCAAATTTAATTTTATTTAAGTTTTGTGTTATATATTCTGTTCCTTTAATCTTATAACTCTTTTGAATAGGTTTACTTTTAATTTCTTGATTAAGGATTGATTTGAAATCTATTTGTGTAAATGAGATAACATCTATATTATCTAAAGTATCAATTGGAATATCAGCTAAGATATTTAGTATCTTTTTAATTTGATTAATTTCATCATTTTGTTCGCTAAGGATTCCAAATAAAAGGTTATACTTATCAAGAGTTAGTTCTGATATGTTCTTACATTTATAAGTTGTATCTAATATTTTAAATTGTATTCTATTCATATTTAATTTTTGCAGGAGTGGTAGGATTTGAACCCACGATCTTCGGGTTTGGAATCCGATATTCTAACCAACTGAACTACACTCCTGTTTTATTTTAGTAGGAATAGTAAGATTCGAACTTACGGCCACTTCCGTATCAGAGAAGTGCTCTAACCAACTGAGCTATATTCCTAAGTGCGGAGATGATAGGATTCGAACCTATGCAACCACTACAGTTGTACAGTTTAGCAAACTGCTGCGTTAACCACTCTGCCACATCTCCATTATTTTATTTATAGTAATAGTTACTATTTATTTGTTTCTTTTATAGTTGATGTAATGATAAAACTATTAAGTTGTTGATAACTAGGATGATAAGTTTTTAATCAATTAGTTATTAATTAGTTAAGTTAAGTTTTATTATTTTATTTTTATATTACATAGTTTTTATTATTATAATTAAATGTATTTGTTTATTATATAGGTTATAAATATTATTTTGAATGGGGAGGTGAGTTCGCCCGGCATGTTAATAGTACAAAAAACCTGTTAGCCATAGAAAGATATAGTTGATTTAGGTTTGAATTCATCTTCAATTGCGTAACGAAGAGCATCTATAGCATGGTTAAAAGAATCAATTGGTTTATTAGTTGCTTTACCATTTCTATCTGTTTCCCATCTATAGTTACGAAATTCTTTTATAATATTTAGAGAAGAATCTTCAATATGGATTGGGTATTCTAGAAGTTTGTTGATACCAGCCATGATAGAGCCTTTACCTTTTTTAGCACCTTTAATATTTATTTTATAGATTCTTTTTAATTCAGTTATTGATTTAGGTTCAGCAGAATCAGCAGTTATAGAATTAAAGTTATTTAGTTCTTTTATTTCTTTTGCTATTTGAGAGTTAAGTAAACCTTTTTTATAGAGGTGTTCTCTAAGATATAGTTGGTTATCACGAAAAGCTACTTCAATGATAGTAGTTGGATCATTAGTAAAACCCCAATCTAAACCAAATGTATGCCATATAAATTCTGATGGAAAATGATTAACTATATCCCAATTTTTACCTTCTTGAAATATTAAACCTTCATAAGAACCCCATTCACCATCTACATAAACTCTTTTAAAGTTTTGGTTTAATAAAGCTCTTTGTTCTAAATCTTTTATAATAGTTTCGCTTACAAAGTTGTTATCTTTATAAGTTGAGTGTATAATTTTAATATCGTTTCTTTTTTCCATTTCATCTTTCATAAAGAATTCTCCAGATGGATTGAAAGAGCATAGTACTTTTATTTTAGTTCTTATTGAAGCTTGTATGTATGCTTCTTCTTTTATGTTGTTTATTTCTTCAAAGTAAACTATATCTTGCCTTGGCCCTCTAAACTTATCAGGATTATCAGCAGATACAAATTGAATAATTGAACCTGTATTTGGAAATGAGTAATAAGATTCTTTTGAGTTCCAATTATCTTGATTAAATAAATCACCCATTATTATTTTTTTCCAATCTCTAATAGCACCTCTTCTAAGTGTTGGAAAAGTTTCACCTACAATAGTTATAACTAAACTTTCTTGTGTTAGTGCTATAATAGTTAGTAATTGAAGAATTCCTATTGATTTACCTGAAGAGGTACCACCATAGGAAACAATTACACGAGTATTAGGATCATTATATGCATGTAGAGCCTCATAGAAGCTCTTAGTAAAATTAAAATTTAATTCCATTATTGCTTATTTATTAATTTATTTAATTCATCCTGATCCTCCTGTGAACCTACATTAAAATTTATATTTAAATCAAATGAACCTTCAACTTTTAGTTTATCACCAAAAATATTTGATTCCATTTTTGATAACCACCACATAGCAACTTTAGTATCACCATCATTAATAGCTCTTCTTAAAGCACCTATTGCATTATCATTTGTTCTCATTCTTTCTTCATGAAAGAATTGTAATACTTCTGGCCATTTATGAACGTATTTTTTAGCAGTATGCCATTGTACTTCTAATTTACCTGCTATTATACTTATCATTCCACCTGAATCTACAATTGCAGCTTTAACCATTTCTGGAGATATTATATCTGTGTAACCTTTAGGCCCACTATTTTTATTTCCTGCCATTTTATTATTTTTTATTTATATGTTTATTCCAATAACTATAAAGATTAATTATAACATATTTCTGTACTCCTTCACAACCTCTATTACCAGCACTTTCATTATGTATATTTTTAAAAATATCAAATAATCTATTTAGTTGATGTGGAGTTGCTGTTATAACATTTCTATTAAAATTAGTATAGAATTTAATTAAATATAATTCATCTTCATTATGTTGTGTAATTTTAGGTTTAGATTTACATGTTTCTATATGTTTTAAATAGAAATCTTTTCTTTTATATTCTTTATTGCAATATTCGCATTTATATTTCATTTGTAATTTCATAATATATAGTATTAGTTTTTATTAATTTGTTTGTTCGAATTTATCATATAAAAGAGAATAATCTAAATTATCATCTTTTAATTTAGTTTTAATTTTATTGATTACAGGAATTAAAGAGTTTCTTATGGATTGAAAATCAATTCCAACTTCATCTCCTAATCTTCTATAACTCATTTTTCTTTTTTTGTTTATTTCTTTATTAGTTAAATCTTTAATATCATGAAGCTCTTCATAGTTATAAAATAGATTAAATAGTTTATGTTGATACCAAGTAATTTCTTTATTTTCAAACATTACATCAGCTATTTCAATAAGTTTTTTAAAAATATCGTATTTAATATTATTATGGTTATCTTGTTCATAGTTATATACATCAGATTCAGTAATTTCACTATGATTTTTAGTTGATTCTATTAATTTGTTATAAGCTGAATATTTATAGAATGCATTGTTCTTTAAAACGACGAAAAGAAACACAAATTTGTTTCTTATATCGCTTAATGGAGCTTTTCTTTTTATAATAGTTATAATAGATTCATTTATTAAATCATCTGCATTATAATTTCCTACAAAAGATACTGCTAATTTATGAATCTTGTTATAATTATCATCAATATATGTTAATATCTCTTGTTTATGCTTATCTTCGTTCATTATCTTAAATTCTTTTTATAATACTCAAATAATTCCATTGTAATTCCTTCTACTTTGTTAGCTGATAATCTTCTAGCTACTACTTTAATTTGTTCTATTTTATCTTTAGGAATACTCATTTGTTTTATATAATCATATCCATTTCTAAAATAATTAAAATCAAAATATTCATCTTTTAAATTTATAATTCCTTTTATTGTTGAAATTGAATATTCTTTTAAAATTGTATTAGTGTTACAAAAATTAATGAATTCTTTTGGATCTCTTAAATGAGTTTCTGCTTCATTAATTGCTTTTAGTTTATTATTTAGTTCTTTGTTCATATTAGTATTTTTATTTCTTTTTTATAAAGTGTTTTAGTATCTTTTATTTGTTGATTTATTTTATCTTTTTCTTCTTTTAAATATTTTTTATAAATATCTAATTTATGTTTATTTTTAAGAATTGCTTTTAAAATTATTTTAGATAAATATATTTTATCTTCTTCTAATTGTTGGATAATTAATTTACTTTGCAATCTTCTAAGTTTTTTTGTTAATTTAAGAGTACTTTCTGATTTTTTAATTTTCTTAACATATTCACTCTTAATGCTTTGATATTCTATCCAACACTCTTTCTCTAATTCTTTAAAGGTTTTCATAGCTAGTACATTTATTATGAGGAGCTTCTGTTTCAAAAATGAACCATTCTTGTTTCTTATAATTATAACCTATTTCGTTATATTGTTCATAATACCATTCTAAAACATTTTTTCTATCATTTTTAGCAAATTTATGAAATGGTTTAATATTAGAATTAATATTAAGGTAAGATGCTAGCATATTATCTAGAGTTTCTTTTTTTCGTAAGTTTGATGTTAATACGTATACATTCATAGTTGTTTATTTTTATTTTATATATCAAAGCTTCTCGGGCTTTTTATTCTTAAAACTGTTTTAAATCATATCCACCTCTTTCATTTAAAGAAGTTAAATATTCAGCATCTTTATTACTTAAATAATCTATAACAGTTAATTGTTCTACTGCAAATAAAATTACTTTAGTATATTTGCCATTAAAATCTGTTGTTAAAGGATATGTTCTGCCATCAGCAGATTGAACTTGATTTTCAGGTAATACTAAATCTCTTGTTAATTCTATCATTGATATTCTTTTAGTATATTCATCTACAAAAAATAGTTTAAAAGGCATTCCTAGTGTTTCACTCATTTTAATATATTTTACAAAATGTTTGAAATCTATTCCTGTTGCATTATAATTATTCATTCTTGCTTTTGCTTTAACATCTCCTATAAACATTTTTTTATTTTCTTTCATTGTTCTTTCAATTGCCATAATATCAAAAAATTCCCATTTAGAATCTTTTTTCTCTTGAAATGGTTCATATACAACATAACCTTTTTGATTAAGAATCTTTTTTATAATTTTTTCTGCATATACTCCTTTTTTATATACATTAGTTTGATTAAATTTTTTAGTAGTTTTCATAATATGTTTATTTTTTATTTTATATATTACTTCATCTTGTTTAAAAAAATTTAAATCTAGTGGTTCTAAACAGTTCACATAAAAAAACCCATTCTCTACAAAATGGGTTTAATAAAAAAAATAAACGGTTAAATTGTTATGTTATTATATTATATATCAGTTACGGCTGGCGGAAGATTTAATTCTGGATCGTTTCGTAACTTTTCCACTATTCTTGCAACTTCTTCTAATTCTTTTATATTTAATTTTATATCTTTATGATTACTATTATCTCTACTTGGTTTATGTATATCTTCTAATTCAGTATCTAATGGATATGAAAGGCCGCCATTAAATTTAACATAAGAATATTTTCTAGCAAATTGTTCTAATCTATGTAAATACACTTCAAATTTACCAGTATCCTTACGGGCTTCATATCGTAATTTAATTACTTTTACTAAATCATTTAAATAATCTTCATTATAATATACGTATATCTTTGAAAACATAGTTAAAACACCATTAACAACAGTTTCATTTAAAGTATAAATTAAATAATCATTGTTATTTGCTCCTCTAAAATCGTTATTAGAATCATAGTTTTCTTTACATTTATAATCAGTAGTATATTGTAGTTTCTTTTCTATAATATTAATTATTTTTTCCATTGTTGAATATTCGTATTCCATAATTATAATTTGTTTATTTTATATATCACTTCTTCCCAGTTTTTTTGGATCTCTTCATCACTCTGTGTACTTGTTGAAATATTATCAAACCATTCATCTAATAATTTTTTAGCTTCTTTCATTAGTTTAAATATTTTATTGTTAAATTTTGTTCTTTAATTGTATTCATATCAATCGTATAACCTTTAGAAGTTTTAAAACTCCCAGTTGATGTTAAATATGCGTAAATAATTTGATCACTTGTTTTACTAGTGATTTCAACTTGGTTCTTTTTTGATTCTATTTGTTCTTTTTTAATTTTTTCAACAAACTCATTATTATAACTTTTTACTTTAGTTTCCTTTTTAATTTCTTCTTTAAGTTTCTTTTTAAAATTGTTTCTTTTAACATTTAAAACAAAACTAAAATCAATATACTTATTATGTTTTTCATAACCTTTAAGTTTTATTCTTTTAACGATTTTTAATCCCTCTAATAAATGTATAAATTTTAAAGATGTATTTTTTGAAATATTAAAAAATTTCATTATAGTATTAATTGTTATAAAATAGTTATGGTTTACTTTTTCACCAGCAGCTTTAGATAAATAAATTTTTAATTTTTGAGATTTTAAAAATTCATTATAAATTATATGATAATAATAATTAGTTTTAAATTCTTCAAAAGAAGAGCTTATCTTTAATCTTTTATTAGTTAATAGCTTAAATTCATTTATTAAGTTATCATATTCATTTTTATTTCTTTTAAAAGAATTAAATGGAATACCTGATGCTTTAGCTATGTTATAAATGCTATCTTTAGTTTCTTTATTTTTAATTAAGAAAAAAAGGTACTTAATTAAATTTTCATGAGTTAATTGTTTCATTATGTGTTGTTTATTTTTTGGTATAAAAATTAAAACTTATTATTTTTTCGATTAAAGAAGCTGGGTAATTAATCCAGCTTCATTTAATTTTTAACCAAAATAAACAATGAAACTTTAATTTCATTTAATCAATAGTATAAAACTTATAATTGTTGTTTTTATTATTAATTATATTATATATATGTTAAATCGGTTCAAAGTTCAGCCCATTAAGCTGTTTATAAATGTTATATAATATTTATTTAGTTTCACTTCTGGTTATATGGGTTATAAATGTTTATGGTTATTATTGCTTGTTAGTTTAAATTTAACTGGGTTCATCTGCTAAGCTTAGGTTATATGTTATAGGATGTTTTATTTTAATGGCTCTCCTTTTTTCTTTTTCTTTATTGGTTAACTCTTTGGGAATAATATCCAATTAAAAGGATATTTCATTCCCTTATTTATTTATAAATAGTATAGTTCACTTTTGGCACTGAATTTTTATATTATATTGATAACCAATTAATTATAAGCAATAACCAAGTTCACTTTTGGCACTGAATTTTGTATTATATTGATAACCAATTAATTATAAGCAATAACCAAGTTCACTTTTGGCACTAAAATTAACTTTATAAGTATTTATAATATAATTTATAATTAATTCGTATTTAATAGCCAAAGCATTGTAGAAAATTAAGCTTTGGCTATTTATATTTATAATGGCTATTAAATTACCTCTGAAGCTTCTTCTTTCATCCCTATTAAATCCATTTATAATCTATATATAATTATATTAAATAATATTAAAGCTTCTCTAGTGCATCCTAAATGCTTTTAATAAAGTAAATAAATAAACATTTAAAAAGGCTTCCGATTAATCCAGAAATGTATAATATTTGCATTAATAATTTAAATAAATAATTTAACCATTTAAAATTTTATAAGATGAAAACAAAATTAAATTTAAACGAAGTACAAGAATTAGTAAAAAACATTTCAGAAGTACGAACTAATTTAACAAAAATTATTAATTTAAGTAACCAACTTACAAAAAGAGGTTACAGAATAGAAATTAAATTTGAAGATTTAAATAATATTCATTTAACAGGAACAATTAATAAAGAAAAGTTTACAATTAAAACATTTAATAACGAAGGTTCTCCAGTATTCAAAGTAACATTTGATAAATTAAAGAAAGTTGAATTTTTACCAAGAACATTTAGTGAAGTAGAATATTGTATAAAATTTATAAGAATTAACAAATAGAACCATTAAAGTGGATATATAAAATAAAAACTATGTATCCACTTTTAACTTACTTTATTCAAAATGAAAATTATTTAATATTATTAATGCTAATATTAAACTAATTTATTATATTTATATAAATAAAAAATAAAAAAACATGAAACAAATATTTTTAACATTAGGTTTAATATTATTCACATTAATATCTAATTCTCAAACAGTTGGTAATTTTAATATCAATAACGATTCAATTCATTTCATTAATGTAAAAATTGTTAAAAAAGGTAATTGGAATCCAACTTATAGAGCCAGAGTTGATTATGGCCAACAAGAAAAAAATACTACTAAAGATAATCATTTTAATTATATTTTTAAAAATAATCAACCTAAAGATTTTCATAGTAAAGTAGAAATATTAAATTACTTTTATAATAATAATTGGAATTTAACAACTATTTATGATAATGATTATTGCGAATTAAGTGGAACAACTTATCTATTTAGTAAAAATAAATAAATCATTTTAAATTAAAAAAAGCTATACAAATTAATGTATAGCTTTTTTAGGGAGAGCACCTAGTTGGAATCGAACCAACATATAACAGGATTGCAAACTGTTCCCTAACCAATCGAGCATAGGTGCATATATGCATGTAGAGCTTACTAGAAGCTTCTCGTTCCTTTATATTATAATTTATATATAATTATATATCCAATTTATTAAAGCCTCTCTGTTTAAATTCTTTATCTGCTTGCTTAAATAAGTAATTATATCTATTTGTATCATTAGCTAAAACATTAAAAGTACCAACAGCTTTTAATAATCTTAAATCTTTTGCAATTGTTTTGTTATTTTTAATTATAACATATTTAATTTTATTCATTTCATTTATAATCTGTTGATGTTCTTTAGAATTTTGTTCATTAATTTGTTTAAATTCTGTAAACATTTTAGAATTTTCTCTTTGATGATTTATAAAATCAACTCTTAATGAATTTATTTGCTTATTATCTTCTTTAAGTTCTTCAGTAATATTAAATTTATCATTTTTATATTCTGCTTTCATTTCATATACTAAACTTACTGAAGTTGCTATAAATATTACTAATGCAGTAAAAACTGAAATAGCAACTCCTATAAGAATTACATTAAGGGCTTTTTTTAGCTTTTCTTGGTTTATTCTCATCTCTTTTAATTTTTTTCAAATATTCTATTAGTTTCTTCTTGTTTTTCTTCATTTTAAATGCTTTTTCCTAAATATAATGAGTAAGATGTTCTAGAAGTAGTATCACAATCATCAATTAAATTCTTAAACAAAGGATAATCAGTTGAATTTTCAATTAAAAACTCAATCATTATTTGTACTAAATTTTCAGCTTTTTGTTTATAATCTTTTCTCATTTTTTCAATGTAAATAAAATCTGTAGTTTCAGAATTATTACTTGTTTGTGTAACAGTTCCTTTATTAGTAAATTTATTATACATATCATAAACAGAATAATATAATGTGTAATATAGAATTATTGGCTTTAAATAATCATTAACTAAAGCCAAATTAGTAGCAGAAACATAACTTCCTATGTTTGAAATAGGATCTCCTGAATCCTTAAATGCAATAAATTCATTTATAATATTATCATACATAGTTGAACCTAAGATTTGTTGAATATCTATGTTTTGGCTCTCCATAATATGCATCTTAATGAATTGATTATCAACATTTTGCATAATCGAACTTGTTTGTTTAACAAATTCTTCTCCTATTAAATATATTTTTTGGTTTATCATTACTCTTCTGTTTTTTCTATTTCTTTTGCTAATTCTTCATAACCAAGATAATCTCTAACTTCATTAGTTGTTAAATAATCTTTTAATTCTGCTAAACCAAACATTAAAATATTTGGAGATGGATTAATTATCTCTAATGGTTTTAATTTATTAATAGTTCCAATAAGATTAAATCCACTTAATAACTTTTCTTGTTTAGGTATAATATAATCTACTTTAAATACAGCATTGCTTTCTAAAATCTCTTTTGAATTACCTAATGAACCTGCTTGTTCAATTGAAGCAACTGATCTAGGTATTTGATGAGATACTACTATGTTTTCTTTAACAGATTGCATTAAATTTTGATACATTTCACCTATACCACTAACATCTGCTGCTTTAAACACTGGATCTTCTTGTTCTGTATCTAAAAAGAATACGGCAGGTTTACCACTATTTTCTGCTCCTGAATATTTCTTAACTAAACCTTCAACAATAGCATCTTTTCTATCTTCATCTGGTTCTGGCCCTCTAAAGAATATCATAAATCCTGGTTGAAAATTGTTCTTTATATTTGTATTATGAAATGCTGATATTTCTTCTAATGTATTTATATCTGTAACTGCTCCTGAATAATCTGGAAATGGGTAATAAAAGTTACCTGGATCATATTCTTTTACAAACATAATTTGAGGATCTTTTTTATTTTCTTTAATTGAAAATGAATTTATTGAAATTAAATCTGATTCAGTTGTATACTTTAAAAATCCATCTGATTTAGGATTATAAAAATATTCTTTAACTATTCCAAATTCATCTGCTTTACCGCTTCTCATTCTATTATATGGCATATGATAAATTTCTTTAATAGCTTTACCACCTTTTTCCCATATAACTTGTAAGTAATAACCACCAAATAATAATAAATCTAAACCACATTTATCTAAAACTGTATTTAAACTTTCATTAGGGTTAACTGATAAAATAAAATCATCTGTTTTCTTATGAGTTGATTTTGAATCATATGTTACAGTTTTACCAGTTAACATATTTAATTTTTTAAGAATAATTGATCTATGTAAACCAACATCTTTATAATAATTTAATAATTGATCTGGATATTTGTTATCTTTACCAATTTTTACATATTTATCATAATCACTTTCTATTATCGTAGGATTAACTACAGTTGGTTCAGTACTTATGAATTTTACATCAATTGAACTTCTTTTTTTAATATTTTCTTTTGCCATAGCTTATTTTTTAATTGTTATATACAAATGTATCATCTTCAGTATTATCATAAATTAATTTATCTTCATCTGTGTATTCAACAAACAATATATTAGTATAAATTAATTCTAAATTATGATAAACCATAATCTTATTTAATCCTGGTGTTAAATATATTTTTTTATTAGGTAAATCTTCATTATTATCACTAACTAATTCTAAATCAAATTTAATATATCTATCATTAACAAATACAGAATCTAAATTAAAATCTTTATTATTATTTTTAAACTCATTACTAATTAATATATTATATGGATCTATTAATGTAGTAGTTTGTATATCGTTTTCAATATAAAATGAATTTGTTCCTGTTTCTAATTTTATCATTTTAAGATTTTTTGTTATTTAATTATAAGTATTAAATTATAAATTTTTGTTTAAACAAAAAAAAAGCTTAGAAATTAATCTAAGCTTTTTGATATATTGGTACCTACATTGCGCAATATAGGATTTATTTTTATTATGCTAATACTGCAACTAATGCTGATTCTTCAACTTCATAACCAGGATGGCCTTCCATTGCTGAAAAAGTTAAATTATAACCATTCAAATCAGTTAATGCTGTTCCTGTTCCTGTGTTACCACCTGAAAGTACACATGCATCTTCTCCACCATACATAAAGTATTTACCATTCTTATCTTTAACAATTATAAGTAAATTACCTGCTGCCATCAATTTAATTTGATTTCTTTTAGCTGCATCCATTTTACCGAATACCATTGTTATTACTTGCTCCCAACCTACAGTACCGTTCTCTAAAGAACTCTGTACGTTTTCTACAACATTTGAACTATTCTTATTAGGAATATATTCATAAAATGCTATATCTGTGTGTGTAGTATCATCAAATGCTGTTATAATTTCTGCTGAATCCAATGTTACATAATCAGTTAAACCTGTTACTCCCGCTGGATAATTAGAAATATAAAATTGATAAACTCCACCTGCATTATCTCTACATCCTCTTGCGATTCCGCTTGTTATTGTACAACTCATTTTTATATTTTATTTTTATATAAAGAGAGATAAATGAATACCTCTCTTTTAATTAATTTTTAGTTTATGCTGCTTCGAAATAAACTACTTCGTTTGTATACTTAATTTGAGCACCTAATTTAAATGCTGCATCAAAATGTACATTCTTAGTTAATGGATCATTAATCCATTCCGCTGAACTTACTTTAGAAACTTCATCAGTTCCAATTACTAAATTCTTAGCCCATGTTAAGATCATATCTTGTGTTGATCCTAAACCTACTTTAGCTTCAATTTTTACTTGGCCTTCATAACCAAATGCCCACATTGATAATGGCCCGAAATCTGCATTAGCATCTCTGTAAAAGTTAGCTGATAATCTATTTTGCTTATATAAATTAAAATTAGCTAAACTCATATAAATTGTTAATACACCTCTAGAACTCATACCTGGAGTTGATTTTGCAATCATATCAATTACTGCATCATCAATTGAAGTAGATGTAATACCTATTGAAGTTGCTACAATTTTATCTGTAGAATCTGCTGTTAATGTTAACCAACCATCAATATAATCTGTACCTGAAGTATCTCCGATCCATAAATCATGATTTACTTTAGTTTTAATTTTAGCAATTTCATCTGCTGTTACTGCTGAAGCTACATCAATTCCACCTAAGGCTTTTGAATCTAAATCAGCATAACAAAGTTTATCTGTTGCTCTATAATCTTTAACTTCAATTTCTTTTTCTGTTAAAGTTGTTGCACCATCTGCTGGTGTTCCACAAGCAGCATTTGCGAATGTAGGCTGTGCATCTACATAGTTTAAATACTCCTTAAATTTAATACCTGTTTGGATTTCATATTGTGCGAAATCATCGTTGAACAATACTCCTGCTCTTAAAAGCTCAGTTGCTTTTTCGGTATAATCTGTTAATCCTGTTACTACAAAACTCATTTTTTATCTTTTATTTTTATGTTTATTAATATGATAATCCTAAAGCTGTTCTTTGAGCTTTAATTTTTTCAATCATTGTATTTGAAAAACTTACATTTTCCGATTTAGTTTCTTTTACAGAAACTGGTTTAGTTGCTGGCTCTTCTTTAAGTTTTTCAACTTGCTTAGTTAAGTTAGCATTTTCTTTTTTCATTTCTTCTTCTTTCTCCTCTGCATCTTTTGTTCCATCTTCTAATTCAGCAATCTTAGCTTTTAATTCATCATTTTCTAAAGTTAATTCTTCAACTTTAGCTTCTAATTCAGCTATAATTTCTGCATCAGTTTTTTCTTCTTCTTTTTCTGCTGGCTCTTCAACTTCTTCTACTGTTTCAACATGTTCAGTTTCTTCAGCTAATTTAGTTTCATCTTCAGCAATGATTACATCTTCTTTATTCTCTGTTACAATTTCATCTTCTTTAGTAACATTAAATAATTCAGCAATCTTACTTAAAATTTCTTCTGCTTTCATATATATACTTTATTTTTATTTAACGTATTTATTATATGTAATTATAATAAATTTTTTGTTTAGTTTCTTCGAAACTGTTCACTAGTTTTTACTCTTTATCAGTAATTACTAATGTATTATTTTCATTCCATTCTTCTATCAAATACTTAATATAATTGATTTTAGCATCATTATCTTTAAAATCTTCTCTACCTTCTGGTTTATTTTCTAATTTTAAATCTGTTAAAACTGTTGTTATAAATGCTTCAATAGAAAATCCTCTAATTTCATCATTTTTAATCTGTTCCCATACTTCATCATTATCAACTTTCATTGAAATCATCCAAGTACCTGGTTCTAAATCAGTAAATCCTAATGCATTTGATTTATCATTTGTTGGATCTTCTACAATCCATGATTCAAATATATACATATTATTTGCATTATATTCATGTTGAATAGTTACATTAGATTGTTTATGATTTTTTAAATACTCTTGTGCTAATTGTGCAACAGTATCTTTTGAGAAAAATACTTCGTATTCGCCTTTAAACATATCAAATCTATAAATCTTTTTATTAGGTATTAATGCTGGGCCTGTTATAACTCTTTTATCTTCATCTGATTTACCAAATGTAAATTTCATTTTACCTTTTTTAGCAAATTTCATGAAATCCTTTTCAATAGCAGGAAAATCAACTGCACTTACAGCAGTTAATGCATCAAAATCAATATTTTCAATTAATAATTCATATAAATCTAATTTTTCTTCTTTTTCTTCTTTTTCCATTGTATTATTATTTTTTATAAGTAATATATTTAGCTTTTTTGTTTAAAAACTAGTAAACAGTTTCTTAAAAACTAACTCTATCTTGAACTTCTACATCAGTATCTTGTTGATCTGTTATTTCATGTGATACTACATAAATCTTTTTACTTTGTAATGTTGCTGCTAATAAATTATAATCAATTAAAGGTGAAACTTCATTAACATCTCCAGAACTATTACCAGCATCATTAATACTATTTAATAATGGAGCAAATTCTTGAGTGCTTGCTCTATTTATAATAAATTCACCACCTTCTGCTTCAACTGCACCCATATTAACACCACCTGCTGCATGTAAAGAACCATTAAGAATTCCACCACCTGCTGCAATTAAAGGTTTAGGAGTAAACTTCTCTTTATTAACATCTGATATTTGTTTAATAGCAACCCCTGCTATTATAGCTGATTCTATTCCTGCTAGTATTTGCCCAGCTGGAGCAGGAATAGTAGTATTCCATGCAGCCATGATACCTGATGCTGCATTAATAGCAATACCAGCTTTTTGAGAATTTTTAGATGAATTAAAAGCTTGTTGGCCTGCTGCATTTTCAGTTTTAATTCTTTTATTCTTGATTTCTTTCTCTTTTTCTTCTTTCTTTAATTGTAATGTTATAACTTTTTTATCAAATTGTTCTTGTGATATTAAACCTGAATCTAATTGGGCTTGTAATAAAGCTTGTTCTTGTTTAAACTTTGCTTCTAAAATATTAGTTTCTTTATTTGCAGTTTCTGTAGCAGCTGCAATTCTAGCATCTTTTAATTTATTTGCATTATCAATAGAAATTTGATTAATTTGCGATAATATACTTAATCCTTTTTGTGCTACTGCTTTAACAGTAGCTAATTCTTCATCTAAAGCTGCAGCTTTTGCAGCTTTCTTTTCTTCATTTCTTACTACTTCAGCTTCATCTTTAGCTATTTGGATTTCAGCATCTCTTTCATCTCTAATTGTTTGATATTCTTCTTCAGTTATCAATTGTTGATCAAGCTTCATTCTTAATTGTTCATCTTCAAGAACTGCTTGTTCATCTAATTTAATTAAAATATTATTATGTTTTTCATCAATTAATGTTAATTCTCTATTAAGTTGTTCTTGATTACTTAAATCTTGATTATCTAAAAATGCTTTATGAATACTTAATATTAAATCATCTGTAGCTTTCTTTTGATCAATTAATTGTTTATCACTTTTCTTTTGATTATCAATTAAAGATTGATTTAAACCATCTACTTTATTAATATAATCTTGATCAATTTTTAATAACTCTAATGAAGTTTTTTCTTTACTCCATTCTTCTTGTTCAGCAGTAGCTCTTACAATTTCTAATTGTTTATCTTTATTAATTTTATGTAATTCAATTCTAGCATCTAATTCTGTTTGTGTTGCTACACTATTATCTTTTAATGCTTCTACATTCTGTTGTTTCCATAAATCAATAACTTCTTGATTAGCAGCTATTAATTGTGAATTATGTTCATCTTGATTTTCAGCTATTTTTTCATTAGTTTCTCTTGTTATTTTTTTCTTTTCAGTTAAATATTTTAATTCTGCTTCTTTTAACTTTAAATTATTAGTACCATATTCGGCTTTTATAATTTCAAATTCTTTTCTCGCCGCTTCTATTTTTTTATTTTGTATTTTAATCAATCTATCTTCCTCATCTTTTAACATTTCTTCTGTAAATGTTTTTTGATTCTCTAAAATAGATTGATTAGTTTCTTCATAATATTTTAATCTAGCTTTAATTAAATTAACATTTTCTCTTAATGATTGAGATCTTAATCTATTACCTTCTTGAGCCTTTTTAGCTCCTTCTTCAGCTACTTTACCTTCTAATTCTGTTTGTTTTATAATAACATCCATTAAATGTAAACCTTCTTCTCTTAAAATAGTACCTTCATCCATTAATTTCTTAACTTGAGTAGCATTTTTAACTTCTACTCCATATTTAGCATTAATTAAACCTATTTCAGCATTAGTAACTGCTTCTTGAGCACTTAAATCATCTTCAGCTTGGCCTTTTCTCATTGCATAATAATCTTCAAAGGCTTTCTTTCTTTCATCTATTGATTTACTTTGATCTTTATAAACACCTTCAAGTTTTTTCATTGATGCTGTAACTTCTGCAGTAGTAGCATCATTTAACTTTTGTTGCGCATCATATTCTCTTAATGCTTGTGTTAATTTTTCATTAGCTTCAGCAACAGCAATCATTTTATCACCCATATCACCAATAAGTTCACTAGCTTTTGCAAAATCACCACTAAAAACTGCAGCGATTACATCGCCAACTCCTTTCATTGATTCTACAAAACCATCTACTAAACCACTAACATATGCAATTTTATCTTCAATAAAATCTAATAAAGGCTGAAATTTACTTAATACTGCAACGGCTACTCCGATTAAGGCAGCAATTAATGTTAAAATTAAACCAATAGGATTACTAAGCAACATAGTAAAAAAAACTTTAGTTGCTTTAGCGGCATTCATTACTAATCCAGGTAATTTACCCATAGAACCACCAAATGAACTCATCATACCTCCAGCTTGTTCAGCTCCTTCTCCCATTTTAGCCATACCTTCAGAATACTTACCAGTTTGCCTGTGGAAATTACCTCCAGCTTGTTCAGTTTTATTTAATTCATCAGTTAAAGCTTTTTGTTTAGCAACCATCTTTTTACCAACATTAACATCATTTAATTCTGCTTTTGATAATTTATTAATATTATTAGTAACTACTGATAATTCAGCTTTTAATTTTTCTAAGTGCCCACTCTCTTCTTTCTTTAACTTATTAGTATTTTGTATAGCTTTACTATTTTCATTATAACTCTTCTTTAAAACTTTTAATTTTTCAGCGTTATCAACGAATTCTTTAGTACCTTTTTGATTATTTTTACTTAATTCTCTTTGAGATGCATTTAATTCTTGAATTTCTTTATTTGTATCAACTAAAGATTTTTCCATTTTAGTTGTATCAAGATTTAATGTATATGTAATAACTTCAGCCATTATGTTATATTTATTTTTATATTTTTGAAACACTCTTGCATACCACTAAATTTAATTATAGGTATATATTTAAATTCTTTATTTTCTTTTTGTATTGTATTTTCTAATTCACTAATTATTCTCGAAGAGCCTTTGAATATTTTAATTATTTTATAATTATAAGGTAATCTAATAAATCTTCTTTTTATTGTTAAAAAAGTTTTCCCTATTTTATAAAATTCTTCTTTATCATTATAACACTTAATTATATAAACTTTAAATGAATCAAATTCTTTACTTTTATTACCAGCTTCTTCCCATCCAGTATAACTCCACCATCCAGTAGTTCTTCCTTTAGAGGCTTTACTTAATTTATCTCTAGTTTCTTTAGTAACTGGAGTTAATCTACGTTTTTTCCAAGCTTCTTTTAATTTTTCTTTATGTTCTTCTGATAATTTTTTGCCTTTTTGAGATTCACTCATTTTCTTTAATGTTTCTTTAGAATGTTTCCTAGTTGCCATTATAAATTTTATTATTTATTATAAAGTATTATTTATAGGATTCTTGTTTTTAATTTTTATTAGCTTTTAATTAAGGAATAGAGCTTAATAGAATCATCTAGTTTAATTTAAAATAAAAAGCTTTATAATCCATTTAAAATAATTATAAAGCTCTCTAAACCTTTATTTTAAGCTCTATCCAAGTTCATTATTTTGTTCTTTTTTGTAATTTTTAACTCCTTCAACACTAAAATAACCACCTAATACAATACCTAACGGAATAGTTAAAGTTTTTAATACTTCTAAATAAATTGGTATTGATGCACTTAAAAAAGCAAGAATTAAAACACTAAATGTAATACTTAATGCTAAAACTCTTCTTATTATTTTATTATAACTCATATATTTCTTATAATCTTATATTCTATCGTTATTCATTCGATATCTTAAACTGAATACATCAATAAACCATTCTTTACTATTTGGTAATGAAGTTCCTGTATAATCATAATACTGCCCAAAACCACAAGT